CAATGTCTATGTCGCCTGAGATGTCTAAGGAAGCGCCCGTTAGGACTCCTGCAACAGTAAGCGTAGAGGCCATGTCCACAGCACCGTCGATGTCTACAATGTCGAGGTTAGCTGTGCCGTCTACGTCTATATCGCCTGCAACAGTAAAGCCTGCCGCTCCTACTAGCTTCAGATCATCCGCAGACTCGTCCCAAAGCATGTACGCCCCGGAAGTAGCTCCGAAGAACTTTACGTCATAACCGGTGTCGTCTACGCCAACGGTTAAGGTCCCCTGAGTTGTGACTGCGGCGGTCTGCGTTGTTCCGGCTAAGTTAACAGCCGTAAGAAGATCGTAAACAACGCCTCCGCTACCAAGACCATCTGACGAAATAACCTTAGTTTGACCCGCTAGAATGGCTACGTTAGCGCCACTGCCGCATGTGAAAGTCAAAGTGTAACTCGTTGCGTTATACATGAACCAAGTTTTGGAACTGGTATTAGGCAGAAGAGTAACGGTGCAAGCCTGACCTCCGCCTGTTAGCTTCAGCCCAAGACATCTATCCGCGTCCGCCGCGCCATCTGCAATCGTGATGTTGTCGGTAGATGCGTTCGCAATGGCTCTAGTCCCCCAAGCAACTGCTTGACCGATTAGTTCCAGGTTTGTGTTTGTAGTCGCACCCCATGTGCCAGACTGTTCGCCCGTGGCGATTTCCTCTAGCCGGAGGTTGTTAACATATGTACTAGCCATGTTTTAAATCCTTACGCCGCAATATCGGTCCAGTTAGGGGTCTGAGATGAATCAATAGTCCCCCAACTTGGGGTCTGAGATGAATCAATAGCCCCCCAACTAGGAGTCTGAGATGAATCAATAAGACTCCAAACATTCTCTTCCCCTATTTCTCCTGTGGCAGAAACGCCAGTGGGGTACACCGTAGTTCCTTCGCCAATTGCGACTGTACCAACCGCGCCTGTACCCGCAACGCCCCCAAGAGTAAGAGTGCTCGTGCCTGTGATTGTAACGGAGCCAACGCCTCCGGTAGCCGCAACGCCCGTAGGAATAACAACCGAAGTGCCCGTAATTGTAACGGAGCCAACGCCTCCGGTAGCCGCAACGCCCGTAGGGATAACGGTAATGCTAGGGATAACAACGACAGTGCCAACCGCGCCCGTAGCCGCAACGCCTGTGACGGTAACGGGAAGATGAGTGCTCCAAGCACCTTCACCCCAAGTACCTCGCCCCCAGCCATTGATGTTCGCCACAACATTATCCCTTACGCGATCCGAATAATCGCTGTGCTAGCGGCGGCTGCGGGGAAGGCTACTTGAAAGACCCCCGCTGTGCTCGTCTTATTACCGCCGAAATCCAAAGCGCAAACAGCCTTATTCGAGTCGCTGCTGTTATATATCAAAGCCCCCCGGGCGGTAATTGTAGCCGTAGTAAAGCTAAAATCCGCAAAGTCCGTAAACCCCGTCGTTCCGCTCGATGTCGGATCAACCCTAGTAAGCGAGCCTCCGCCAGTGACGTAGCTCCCACTGGAAACAACCTCCCCGGTGGTTACAAAAACTGTTGATGCGGCTCCTAATGTAGCAGTTGTACTAGATTTTCCCCCGCTACTTATTGCGTATAAAGCGATTTTGAAGGTATCGCCGCCGCTGTTCAAAAAGTTGTGCTTGGCCTCAAGAATTTCCTTCTTAAAAGACGTACACATCGCGGTTGTAATTGCCATATCAAAGGCTCCTTAGATTGTCTGCTAATTCGGGGTATCCAGCCCCACGTAACTTAGCACAAATAGTTGCTCTATCCTGATCCACAGCAACATTTAAGTGCTGAACTATAACTTGGCGCATCACTTCTTGAAAGCCTACTGCTTGGTCACGAATAGGAGCAGGCGCATCTTCCGCCACAAACAGTATTTTACTCACCGCCATATCTGCGACTTCCTCAACCGAGAACCCACGATTGTCTGCGGTACGCACGATAACCTCTCCCGCAGCCATAGATACGCTCAAATCAAACACTACTAACCTCCCTTAATAGAGGCGCGTGGTCATGCCTTCCGTACAAAACAGGCGTACTATCTAGAGGCTCTGGCGCTGAAATATTCGATTTCCGTGTAACTGTGAGATTCTGATCTTCCACAGAAACCACAAAGGGGTCCGCCAGACGGTGATACCCGTAAAGCCGCTCTTCTTGGGGGACATTAGTATCAAGAAGAGTAGAATTATACGCGACCTCTATGGACATGCCCTTTGAAATCGCCACTGCAAGCCAAAACTCCGCGCAAGCGCGACCCGCTTCAGCCATTACAAGATTGGACTTGTAGGAGTAATCTACCCCGTAAAGTCCTAGCTTTGACACCTTATGGTAGACCGCAAAGGCTATTGCATAAGGGACCGTATTATTAAAATAACAAAGCCCCGTAGCCTTTACGACTTCCTGTAACGGGTAAAGAACAGCCCCCGGAACGCGCTCGTCTAGCTCACACGTATATATAGGCCCTGGGTGGGTGCCTAAGCACCGACGCATAGCTTCGGTCTGCTTGCCTGCGTTATCTGTATCTAAAAAGCGGGAAGCCGGGTCCATCATAAAGACGCGATCATGCTTTATGGGGACCATCATAGAATTGATGGCCCAAACCTCGTCAAAATCTTCGCCATTAGCCACCGCATCAGTAAAAGAGCTGTGCGTCCCACCTAAACCAACGATGGCAACCTTAGCACCAGCCAAAGCAGGGTCCGGTTTTAGCGGAAGCTTCATTCTAAGCAACCCTTATAATGGCGGTAGAACTAACCCCAACGGGGAAAGTAATTGTGAAATCCTGCGCTGTAGCTGTCTTATCACTACCAAAATCAAGCACGCAAACAGCTGGGTTTGTTAACGCCTCTCCGCTGTTATTGTACGCTTTAGGGCTACTGTTATAAATTATAGCCCCTCTAGCCGTTACTGTTACGTTGGAAAAAGTTATATTATCAAAATCAAGAAAACCCGTAGCGGAAGAAGCAGACACCCCAACATTAGTCAGCGCCGCACCTCCAGCAGTGTAGTTTGTTCCCGAAACCTCACCACTAGTCGTATACGCTGAAGTATCTGCATCCAAAGACGCAGAGGAAGAATACAAAGCAATCTTAAACGGGCTCGCCCCCGACTGCCCCGTAGGGCGGAAATCATGTACGGCAAGCAATACCTCTGCTTTAAATGAGGTACATAGTGTTTGAGTTATAGCCATGTATCACCCCTCATTTCACGGGGTATCGTACTTGCGGTGTACGGTACATATCTTGACGATCTTTCCCTTCAGCTAGTCCTTTAAGTAGAGCCATCCCTTCATCGTAGCGCTGCTGATATTTGGCCATAATATCCTGCTCCCCTTTCAAAAAAGTACACGCCTCTAAAAGAGCACCATAAAGCAGAACAGAGTCAAAGTTATCACCTAGCCAAGTAGTTGTAGCGCTAACAATAGAAGTCGGGATATAAAAGTAATACAGCTCAACAGAATACGCAGCGTCAGGGGTCGGGCCTAAAAGATACGTACTGGAATCAAAAACAGCGTAATGAGTGGGCTTTCCTGTGGCTGTAGGGTCTGGAAAAGACTCATGCACAAAATTCACATCTTTGTTGAGCAGGTAGTCATATTTCCCGGTAGTGGGGTCAATTACAGCCAAAGAAAAATTAGACAGCCAATCCGCAGGGGTACTTAAATAGCGGCTATCTAGTGTAGTAACACCAGTTACATTTTTCCGCAGATCAGGAAGTTGCACGGCGTTATAAACCCGCTGCTCCGCCTGCTTGATAAATGTATCTAGCTGCTCAGTACCTGTAAGACCCTGAGTCGTAGGAAAATCGTTCTCAGTATAAGCCTTAATCGTACTAATGAGTGTGCTGTAATTCACGATATACCTCTACTGCGAGTTCTTACTAAACCCAGTACCCTTAGTAGCCGCGCCCGTCCCACGAGTTTTTTTGGTTTGGGTGTTAGAGACATCATTCTGAGCATTAGGGTTTCCGTAAAGAAACCCACCAAGGCTTTCCTTTTTAACGGCATCTTTATTTTCCATAACTTACTCCTACGTTATTGTTACTGTTACATCACCTACACTACTTACAGCTACTAGATCATCTACAAGCCCTGGCAAGCTCTCCGGGTTATTTAAGCCCACAGGACCCCAGCCCCATTGTATATCCCTACTCCCGTCTGGCCCTAATGAGCTATCGGGCCTCGGGTTCCGTACCGCTTGTGGGTCATACACAGGGTACATGCCGACCATATTTTGAGGCTGATCTACCTCCCAACAAGCAGGGCACACAAGAAGCCCTGTCTTCTTCAGCCTGCGAGTAAGTTCTCTAAGCACAGACAGCTTATATTGAAAACCGCATTGATCGCACATGGCTAGCGTAAACTTGCCGGAAGAATACTGAGTGCTCATTAGTACGCAACCCTAGGAACAAGGCGAAGGGATGTCTTCTCTCGGTCCTCTTCCGTTGCCATAGCCATCTGCTCTGCATATTCCCCCTTAAGCATTCCAATACGCTCCGCTGCTCCGGGTAACTTCATCGACAAATAAAACGATAAGCCTGCAACCAGCGCCGGAAGGAACCGGAAGGGGATGTCTGAAGTTGCGATACCATCGTCCCCCGCATCTTGAATCCTACGAAGCCGCCAATAAACAAAAGTGTAAGTAGTATCGGGGATAGGCCACACATTGATTGTAGGATACGCAACCCCCGTAGAAGGGTCCGTTGCCCCAGACTGGCGGTCTATCCAAACTTGAACTGGCCTACCCTGCACATTCTTACTAGAAATGCTGGCGTACTCAGAACTGCTAATCCGGGCAATATTAACGTCTGACTGGGTCGTGCCTGTACCTGTACGAATAACGTGATCCAGCAGGTCAATAGTATCTACGGGCAGGTTATAAGAGAGAGTGCCTTGTACCAAAGCAACGGTGCCCTGTTCTATCGTCCAAAGGTTAATCCCTCTATTTGCCCACTCAATCGTAAGCAAATTCAAGCTACGGCGAGCCGTGCGTAGGTCATACCCCGTACGCAGCTCCGCCCCGCAACGCTCAAAAGCCTCTTCAACAAGACTATTAAGGTCAAGATTAAAAGTGGCAGTACCTGAAGTGGTCATAGTAACACCCTAGCCATTATCGTACTCCTCTTTCCTATCCCAGAAATCCTCCAGAGATTCACCATACCCCCGCGTTATTCTAGAAGTAGGTTGAGGTCCGATAGTTGGCCGATACACCGGCTGTGGAGTCGTAGGTTTTACAGTTCTAAAGACGTTAGTGCGATCCCCCGGATCAATTGGAGGTAGCTCCTGGGGCTGACCAGCCCCTGTTATGGGTTGGTCAAGACCCAAACCGGGATGGGTTGCGTTACTTATTGGATGGCTACCTGTCCGCCGATCCACTTCCCAGCCGGGCGGTGGTGTCCAACCCCC